GCGCGAAATGCTCGAGACTCGTGACGTATCAACGACCAACATGGCCGGTCTCGTAGTCCCGCAATATCTCGTCGATTCATTCGCAACGCTCCGTCGTGCCGGTCGTCCCGTTCTTGACATCTCCGTGAACTCGGCACTCCCCGCTCAAGGTATGACTCTCAACATTGGCCGCCTAACTACAGGCGTCACCTCATACGTTCAGGCGTCAGAGAACTCCGCTCCGACAGAGTCAAACCCAGACGACACACTTCTCACGGTCAACGTGAACACCGTGGCGTCAATGTTCGACCTCTCGAAGCAAGCGGTCCTCCGTGGAACGGGAATTGAAAACCAACTCCTCGGCGACGCCGTTCGTTCATACCAAACTAAAGTCGACGGTCTCGCGATCAACGGCTCGGGATCATCTGGCGAACACCTCGGAATCTTGAACACGACCGGAATCAACGCGACGACATACACCGATGCGACGCCGACATACGCCGAGTTCTTTCCGAAATTGGTCGCGGCAATCACCGACATCTCGACCAACTTCTTCGGATCAGCGACTCACATCGTCATGCATCCGTCATTCGCTTCGGTCATTCTCAAGGCGCTCGACGGCTCGAACCGTCCACAGTTCACAAGCAACCTCGGAAACCCATTCAACGCACCCGGAACATTCCAACGTCCCGGATACGACCTCGGTGGATTCCAGATTCTCGGAATCCCCGTTGTTCTGGATGCGAATATGCCGACGAACCTCGGAGCAGGAACTAACGAGACCGCGGTCATCGTTGGAAACTTCGACGAGTCCTACATCTTCGAGGACAACTCAGGAACCCCACTATTCGTGCGCTTCGAACAACCAGACGGAAACATCGCGATTCGGACCGTCGTGTTCGGCTTCTCGGCCTACACCGCCGGCAAGTATCCAAAAGCATTCTCGGCCATCACCGGCACCGGAATGATCGTCGCCAACTACTAGACATCACCCGCCTAGAACTTGGTCGAGCACATCGACCAAGTCTTAGGATGGCATCATGAACAATGAAGCAACACTCCAAGCCTTAGAACTCGAACTCGTCGGATACATCCGTCGAGGACTAACAGATCGGGCGCGGCAAGTACAACAAGAGCTCCTCCGACTTGGACGCCCGACGGTCACTTTCCCCGCCGTGGATGTGCCGTCTAAGTCGGAGAGCACCTCACCAATCGCGTCAGGACATCCCATGAAGCCGTCTAAGCCCACAAAACCGACGCCAGCACCAAAGCCCGCCTATCCCGCAAAACCTCCTAAGACGGGCAGAAAATAAATGGCGATTACAAACGGCTACACCACTCTCGCCACGTTGAAGGCGTACCTCAAAATCGACGACTCCGTCGAGGACACAATGCTCGAGGACATCATCGAAGCGTCCTCGCGCTCGATTGACCAAATCGCAAATCGTCATTTTTACGCCGACGCCAGCGCCACCGCCCGAACCTTTCGGCCCGTTGGAAATATGCGCGTCATCACCGACGACATCTCAAGCCTCACCGGACTCATCTTGAAAACCGATCCGAACTCGGTCGGCGTCTATCAAACGACGTTCACCATCAACACGGACTACATCGTCGAACCAACGACGGCACTCGCCAAAGGCCGCCCAATCAACTACCTCACCATCGTCGGCGGAACCGCGCTATCTCTGCCGGTGAACTATCGCCCACAAGTCGAAGTCACCGCCAAATGGGGATGGCCCGCCGTACCGAACGACATCGAACAAGCCACTCTCATCCTCTCAGCGGACTACTACAAGCGAAAAGACTCAATCGGCGGAGTCCTTGGGCTCTCAGAACTCGGAGCGATTCGGATGTCGCCACTCGGTCGAGACATCCAAGCAATCGTCCGCGCATACCGTCGCGAGTTCTTCGCGTGATCGTCTCGACCGTTCGAGCCGGCTTGAAAGCCGCGATCGTCTCGGTCATTCCCCGCGTGTTCGACTACGTCCCCGACCAAGTCCCCACACCTTGCGCCGTAGTTGGAAACTTGACTCTCACATTCGACGAAGCCCAGAACCGCGGCCTCGACCTCGCCAACGTGGACATCATCATCATCGTGTCGCGCATGAACGAAAGAGGAGCACAAGACAGACTCGACGGATTCCTCGCCGGTACTGGCGCGGGAAGTATCAAAGCCGCACTCACCACGAACCTCACTCTCGGCGGAGCGGTCGCAACTCTCCGCGTCGTTCGTGCCGCACCGATTACACTCGAAGTTTCGGGCGTAACATTCTTCGCGTACCAATACGAAGTCGAACTCTACGGATAGAAAGCAGAACCCAATGGACTACAAGATCATTCACCCAATCACGCTCGGCGAACCCGGCGACAAAATCTCAGAGGACCAACTTCTAGAGGCGGGCGTCAACATTGACGCGCTAATCTCTAGCGGTCATCTAGAATCAACCAAGACGGTCACCAAGACCGTCTCAGAGCCCAAGGAGTAATCATGGCCCAATACATCCCAATGACTCAGGTCACGGTGAACTCCGTGGTCCTCGACTCAAAAATAGTCAGCGCCGTTCTAGTAAATTCAAAAGAATCTCAGGACGTCACAACACAGGCCGACACCGCCCGAAAATTCGCCGCCGGTCTCATCAACCTCACGGTCACAATCGAAGTCCAACTCGACCAAGCGGCCGCAAACACGACCGCCACTCTCGAAGCACTCGTCGGATCAACAACCACTCTCGTCCTCATTCCCGCCGCCGGTGCCGTCTCAGCGACGAACAGGCGATACACCGTGACCGGTGCTTATCTCGAGACGTTCAACAGTATCGACGGATCCTTGGGCTCGATTGCAACCACCCAAGCCGTATTCACAGGAGGCACCCTCGCCATCGCGAGCGTCTAATTCATGATCCCGAACACGAAAATCACCGTCACGCACACAGACGGAACGACCGGGACATATCCCGTGACTCCGTGGATCATCGACCAATGGGAAAAAATGTCTGGCTCGTCTTGGTTTCGGACAATCCAAAACATCTCAGAAATGGACGCCGGGAACATGAACCTCCTCGCGTTCATCGCCGAACGACAAGCGGGAATCCCCGTCGCCGCATGGCGCGAAGCGTTCATCCAATCACTCGCCTCTATCCCGATGATCGAGTTGGCAGACGACCCAAAAGAAACCCCAGAGAGTTCAACCGCTTCATCTGCCAACTAGCAGTCGCCACCGGTATCCCACCGAAGGCACTCCTCGAGGAAGATATTGACACGCTCAACAACCTCGTCGACGTCCTCAAAGAACAAAACCAAAAGAGATAAAGAAATGGCGCTCAACAAGTATCAGAAACAAGCCGCCGCCGATTATCGCGCCGGGGTCCTTGGAGATCGTGGAGGCAAGATTGAAATCGACGGTCTCCGTCAAGTTCAAAAGGCCCTCAAAGACGTCTCAAAAGAATCCCGCGACGACATGAAAGAAACTCACCGTCAAGCCGGACAAATCATCGTCGACGCCGCGACGCCACTCGTCCCGGTCCAATCTGGCGCACTCTTGGCGAGCATCAAATCAGCACCACTACAACGCCAAGGACGCGTCCGTCTCGGGTCCGCTTCGCTTCTCTATGCCGGCCCGATCCACTTCGGATGGCCAGCGCGAAACATTGCACCCAATCCATTCGTCTACGAAGTCCTCGACGGTCGGCGCGGCGAAGTGTCCAAACTCTACGAACAACGAATCAACGAGATCATCAAGAAGAACGACCTAGAGTAGAATCGCGCCATGGCTAAAGCGATCAACATCGTCATCTCCGGCAACGCCGCCCCACTTCGTAAGGCCCTCGACGAGACCGATGACCTCTTCAAAAAATCCTTCGGAGGAATCGAAAAGGTAGCGCTCGCCTCAGCCGCCGCTATCGCCGGCGCGGGAGCTCTCGCGTTCTCAGCCATCCAAGACGCCGCCGACCTTGGCGAAACCCTCTCGAAAGTCGGCGTCTTATTCGGAGACACGGCGGACGAGATTGAAAAGTTCGCCGACGGTGCCGCCCGCTCTCTTGGCCTCACAAAACAAGCCGCTCTCGACGGTGCCGCCACGTTCGCCACATTCGGAAAATCTGCCGGACTCACCGGAAAGGATCTCTCGGGATTCTCGACCGAGTTCTTGTCACTCGCCGGAGACCTTGCCTCGTTCAACAACACGACACCCCAACAAGCCATCGACGCCATCGGATCAGCCCTTCGAGGCGAAGCCGAACCTCTCCGCAAGTTCGGAGTCCTCCTGGACGACGCCACACTCCGCCAAAAGGCCCTCGAACTCGGCATCGTCAAAACAACCAAAGACGCCCTCACACCTCAACAAAAGGTCCTCGCCGCTCAAGCGGCCATCTTCGAACAGACAGGCGCGGCGCAAGGAGACTTCGAGCGAACATCGGACTCACTCGCCAACAAACAAAAAATCCTCCAAGCCGAGTTCGCCAACGTCAAAACCGAAATCGGAACCGCGCTCATCCCCGCGTTCACCGTCCTCGTCGACATTGTCTCAGACAAGATTCTCCCCGCGTTCAAAGCGTTCTCCGACTTCGTTGGCGGCTTCGGTGACACCATCGAGAAAGATGGCGTCTCAAACGCCATCGGCGGCGCGTTCGATAACGCCGTGAAGTACGTCCAGACCGTCGCGCTCCCCGCCATCTCCGACGCACTCTCAAAAGTCGGGGCCGCGCTCGTGGCATGGATTGGTCCTCGGATTATGCCAATGCTCAAAGCACTCGGAGACTTCCTCGCCGAAGCCGCCAAATATCTCATCGAAGTCGGAGTCCCGGCATTGCGCGACAAACTCATCGAACTCGGCTCCGCGCTCATCGACTGGATTGAACCAAGAATCCCCGACCTTCTCAAAAACCTTGGAAAGTTCCTAGGCGCGATGTCGTTCTACATCATCACCGTGGTCGTGCCGGGACTCGTAGAAACCGCCGTCAAACTCGCCAGCGCCCTAACCGGTTGGGTAATCCAGATAGCGCCTGAAGTCATCAAAGGACTCGGCCTCATGGCCCTAGAAATCATCAAAATCATCCCAGACCTAGCCGGGAAACTTGGCTCAAAGTTCCTCGAGTTGGGCTTGTCACTCGGCAAGTCAATCGGAAACGGCATGATCGACGGCGTGAACCTTGCGATCGACGCAATCGCGAACCTAGCCCTCGGACCCGCCGGTCGTCTCCTCTTCGGGAAGATTGACATCCCCAACATTCCACACCTAGCCAACGGCGGCATCGTCACCGGCGGCGCGACTCTGGCCATGATCGGCGAAGCGGGACCCGAAGCCGTGATCCCTCTCAACCGTCTCGGAAACATGGGCAACACCTACTCAATCACCGTCCAAGCGGGCGTCGGAGATCCTCGAGAAATTGGCCGTCAAGTAGTCGACGCGATCAAACAATACGAGCGGACCGCCGGACCCGTCTTTCAGGCGGCCTAAATGTCAAACATCGCCCCCGCGATTGTCGAGATCGAGTTCAACACCTCGTCGACTCTGCTCAACTTCACACTCAACGACGCCACAAAAGGAGTCCTCAACGGTACGACGTACCTCCTCGGCGGAGTCGTGTTCGTTGACGTCACAGACCGCGCCTATTCAACCTCAATCACCCGAGGCAAGAACCAAGCCCTCGGCCGATACAACGCGGGAACGTGTGTCGTCGTGCTCGATAACGAGTTGGCAGAGTTCGACCCGACAATCCCCGCACCACCGACCACGACATACCCCTACGCCGGCCAGATCATCCCCGGCCGACGCCTACGCGTCACCGTAGGAACCGAACTCATCTTCTTCGGAGTTGTCCAAGATTGGGATCTGGCGTACCCACTCGACAAACGCGCCACCGCGTCCGTTATGGCCGCCGACGCGTTCAGCCAACTAGCCAACCGCTCTCTAGCGACGACAACATTCGGATCGAACCTTTCGTCCGTCATGCTCTCCGCCGTTCTTGACACCGCCGAAGTCGCGTTCGACCCGGCGCGGCGAGACATCACCACCGGCATCACCACGCTCCAATCGACGACGGTCACGGTCGGCCAAAACGCGCTCACATTCCTCCAGCAAATCGAAGCATCCGAACCGGGCTCTCTGTTCATCTCAAAAGAAGGATTCCTCACATTCCGATCGAGGCGCTACAACCCGACCTACTCGGGAGCAATCACCATCACCGACGACGGGACAAGCATCACGCCGCGAGACATCGGCGTCGAATACGGCTCCGAGCTCCTCTACAACCGGGCGTCAATCACGCGCACCGGCGGAACAACTCAAGTCACCGACAACGCCACATCCCAAGCCTCGTATGGCATCTTCGCCTACAACGAGGAAGGGATGCTCATGTCAACCGACACCGTCGCGCTCTCGTTCTCCCAGTATTACGCCAACACGTTCTCCGAACCCGTGTTCCGACCTCGTCTCGTCTCGATTGACATGGCCGCACAAACGGGAAACAACCAAGGACTCGTCGCCGCGCTCGACATCGACGACCTCGTCCTCATCAAGTTCACGCCACCGGGCGGAATACTCATCTCGAAATACATGAACATCTCAGGAATCAAACACCGAATCTCACCCGCGTCGCACGTCCTCGAGTTCGACCTAATCGACGCCGAAGAACAATCTCTCGTCTACGGCGACGCGGCCATCTCTCCAACCCTTCAACCGTTGTCTCTACTAGACTCAAACCGTTACGGCTTCTAGGAGGAACAAATGGCGTCAGGATATCGAGCGTTCGTCGCCGCGACCGTATTGGATGCGGCAGATCTGACCGATTATTGCTCATCTCAGGCCGTCATGCGATTCGCTAACGCCGCCGCCCGTGACGCCGCTCTCACCGTCTCTATCGTCACGGAAGGCATGGTCGCCTACCTCATCGACACGAACGTCCTACAAGTCAACACGGACTCAACGACCTCCGGTTGGAAACAGTATTACCCCGCAATAACCGCCAGCATCACAGACGGAAACATCACCAATGCGAAGATGGCGTCCGCTTCTGTCTCGTCGTCAAACATCATCGACGCGACCATTGTCGGCGGAGACATAGCGGCCGCGACAATCACCGGGTCGAACATTGCCACCGGCACGATCACTAGCGGAAACATTCTTGACGCCACCATCACCGGGTCCGACATCGCCTCTGGCACAATCACATCGGCGAACATTCTCGACGGAACCATCGCGCCCGGAGACTTGGCGGCGGGAACCTTCACCATCTCGATCTCTGGAAACGCCGCCACCGCCTCCGATTCCTCACTCCTCGACGGATACGACTCCAACGCCAACGCCACCGCGAACACGATCGTCCTACGCGACGCCGGCGGAGGAATGTTCGGGACCGAGTTCAAATCCACCACGGCGACCGCCGGCTTCGACTTCTACTCCACGGGAACCCATACGGGAATTGGCGCGAACAATGCTCGAGTCGTCAACTCTGGAACCGTCTACTCTCAACTCGTCACCTCGGCGCGGACCGTCCTCATCAACTCAGCCGGCACACTCGGAACCTCCGTCTCATCCCGCCGATACAAAGACGACATCCAAATCCTCACGACCGACGCCGACACGATCCTCCAACTCAACCCGGTCACGTTCTTCTACAAACCCGAACTCTACGAAGAAGGACAAGAACGAGTCCTCGAAGTCGGTGTCATCGCCGAACAAGCCGCCGACCTCGGACTCGAACAACTTGTCTCACGAAACGCCGCCGGTGAACCCGACGCGATTTTCTACGAGAAACTCTCTGTCTATCTCCTCAAGGTATGCCAGAGTCAACAAACCCAACTCGACGCGCTCTCAGCCCGTCTGGATGCGATAGGAGCCTAAAATGGCAACACCGACAAGCCTCCCCGCGACCGTCTCCGTAGGTGATTTGGCAACGGCCGCCTATGCCAACGACATCCGAGGCGCGTTTCGGATCCTCCAAGTAGTTCAAGGAGTGACGAATACTCCCGTTAGTAGCAGTACAACGACCTACGTCGATAGCGGTCTCAGCGCAACCATTACGCCACAATCATCCTCTAGCAAGATTCTTGTCCTAGTCAATCAAGTCGGCGGCGACAAGAACTCGGCCAACGTGAACAACGCCATCAACCTCCGTCTAGTTCGCGGCGCGACTCAAATTGTTCTCATTGCTCACTCTGCCGGGTACACCGCAACGGCCCTCAACCTACGAATCGCGGCGATGAGTACGTGTTTCCTAGATAGTCCCGCTACAACATCGGCGACAACATACAAGACACAATTCTTCAGCAACTCCGGAGTCAGCGGTTGCTCCCTCCAAATTGGCGGAGACCTTTCCACAATGATCCTCATGGAGGTCTCAGCATGACGCACCAAGAACTCAATCAACTTCTTCTCGACGCAGGCTTCAATACTGGATGGGCAT